ACGAGAGCGGGACAAAGGTTCACCTCACAGGGCAGATCAAGGCGCACGACGAGTACATGGAAGAGAAACAGACGGTTCTCACAAGATGCAAGGTCAAGGCGGGGGAGTGATTGCTCCCCCAAACAGAAAGGAGCGCAGAATGATACTCACAGACAAGAACAGACAAAAGCACATTCTCACACACGACAGGTACGGCGTGATTTACGTCAAGAACTTTTTCATCATGCCCGAACCGAAAGGTTGGAACATATCGGTTCAGCGGTTCACAAGCGAGAACACGAGAGTCGAGTCAAAGCACCTCAAGCACATCGACAGATAACACTACAAGAAAGGAGCAATATATGATAAAATTCATCAGAGAGTATACGTTTTACAAATCCAAGTGGTTCGATATCATCTACACCGACGGAAAGTACATCACAAGGGTTCGCACCTGTCTGGAATCCGAACTCCCCAAGACCGCAAGAAAGTACATCGAGGGAGCAAGAAAGAGAGAGCAGACAATCGGACATTACGGTCACGGCAAGTTCCAAGGCGAGGGAGAGACCGAGATCATATACGAAAGGAGTGAGGACAATGGGAATTGAGAATTACATCACGTTGAAAGAATGGGCAGAGAAGAACGGCATCACACCCGACACGGCAAGGCAGAGAGCGAACAGGGGAGCATTCCAGACGGCGAAGAAAATCGGAAATCTTTGGTTGATCAGCAAAGACGAACCGCACATTGACCACAGAAAGAGAGAGGGGAACTGACCCCTCTCTTTTTTATCCGATCATGTGGATTGCATCAAGTTGGCGATTCGCTCTTTCTTTGACCTCTTTCATTCTGTGGAGATAAATCTCCCGCGTTATACGGCTATCAGAATGCCCAAGACGGGCAGAAATCTCCTCAAGGGGATAATTGCACTCTGCGAGTTTAGAACAATGCGTATGACGCCAAATATGAGGCGTGACGCGCCTGTGGAGAACACGTTCTGATGTCTCCTCGAGATATTTTCTGTATGCGTAATATTTCAGACGACCGCCGTCCGTGTCTGGGAAGAAAATGTCCGATGTATATCCGAAAACCTCGGATTGCCACTTTGTATATTCTCTGATCTCGTCGATGACCTGTCGGAGTTCGGCTTGAATGAACACGTCCCTTTTACTGTCAAAGGTCTTTGCATCGGTGATCACTTTATTGTTCGCATCGTATGTCTTTGTGACGCGGATATACTTGCCCCAGACGTCAACGTTATCGAGGGCAACCGTTTCACCGATTCTCAAGCCCGACAGGAGCAAAAACCGACTCAAGAGAATCCATCGTTTCTCGGTCATCGCTGACAGGAGCGCATTGACCTCATCATTCTCAAGAAACTTGTCTTGAATCCGTTCTTTCTTGGGCGTGTCTTGGAATGGGGACAATTTATCGTACACCTCACGAGATGCGACAAGGTCATTCCGATAACACCATAACCAAAAGGTCTTGAAGATTTTGAGGAATCCGTTCAAGGTTCGGTTCTCTCTGCCCGATTCAATGAATTTCTTTCGGACAAATCCCGCGGTCATGTTTTCGAGATATGCGTCCCCCGTGATCTTGATGATTGAGGACAAGGAAATCCTCGCCTTGCGAACCGATGACGGTTTCAGATTCTTCTCAATGTCTTTCAGATAAAGTGCAATCGCCTCGGAGAACAGGAGACGTTTGACCGAGAGTTTCGCAATCCTTTCAGAAAGCCTCTTAAACGCCTCTTGTTCGGCTTTTAATCCGTTGCCCTTAATCTTCACCGACAGAACCTTGACAAGACCCGTGTCGGGCATTTTAACGCGTTCTTGCACCATTCCCTTATATATCCACATGGTCGTCTCCTTTCTGTATGAGTTCCGCATACTTAACGAGTCGACTAATCTGGGGAGAGAGTATCAGATCATACGGTTCGACACCAAGAGCCTCGGCAATGTCTGCGACCTTGGTCTGTGTGATTTCAATCTGCCCGCTCTCGATCTTGTAAATTGTCGATGCGGGGTTCGTCCCGTTGACATATCCCGCCTTGAGTGAAAGTTCCCTCTGCGTCATGCCTAACTTTTCACGATAAAATTTGACCCGTTGTCCGAACTCTTTCAAGTATTTTTTCCTTTGTTCTTCCGTCATTTCCGTTACCCCCTTTCACCTCGCATTTTAACGTATGGATTTAAATTCGTCAAAAAGTCGTAAAAATAAATTGACAAGTTATAACCTCATAGGTTATTATCGGCATGACGGTTTGATTTATTGACCGAACACAACGAAAGGAGAAAGAAGAATGACAGACGCACTAAAATTCAGAGCGGTCGTTGCGAGAAACGGCGTGAAGATGTGGCAAGTCTCTGCGGGGCTTGGGATATCTCCACAGGCAATGTACAATAAACTCGCCAACAAGACACCGTTCACCCAGATCGAACTCATGCAGTTCCGCGATATGTTCAAAGACGTCACGGACGAAGAGTTCAAGGCAATTTTTTTTGCCAATGAAATAGCCTCACAGGTTATTTAATGAGATGGCTATCACCCGCAGACATTCAAACGACATTCGGAATCAAACGAACGACCGCTTTCAATCTCCTCAAGAGATTCGAGCAATCTGGCGGTGAGGTTCTCAAGATCGGAAAGTTCCGAAGAGTCGAGGAAACACAATTCACCGAATTTTTGAGGAAATCGTCACATGAGAGAAATCATTAAGTTCATTTGCACCTGTCTCATCATCATCGTTTGGGGCTTTGGAATCTACGGAACAGTACAAGCCCACATCAATCATTCAATCCCAATGGAAGAGCATTATTCGAGCGAGGAACAGGTTGAAATCAAACAACCGCCTGTCCGAACTCCCGATCTCCCAGACACGCATCTTGCGACATGGTCAGACCCGTTCGCAGTTCGTGCGGTCATACGGAACGCAACCGAGGAAGAGTGGAGACTCGTCGAGTCAATTTCCGTCGCAGAGGCGGGAAACCAAGACGTTGAGGGAGTCGCACTTGTTCAGTTGGTCGTATTCAATCGAATGGAACTTTACAGACTCAATGCACGTCAAGTCATATTCGCACCAAATCAGTTTTACACGGTTGGCATGAGTGGCGGGAACGAATTGAGCGCACAGGCGAGAGAGTTGGTCTCATGCGGTTGGGACGAGAGTCAAGGCGCAATTTACTTTTGTTCGACAGGTTGGAATCAATACGGCGACGAACATCTTTTCAAACATGGTGATCATTTTTTCAGCAGATGAAAGGAGACAAAGAAATGGCAGAAAAGGAAAGACCGAAAGTTCTGGGGAACAAATCGGACGGTTACAAATACCACTATACATCGTTATCGGACATCGTAATCGCGGGGTATGAACTCCCACCCATGAGAATCGCAACGTTGACCAATAACAACGGAGACCCCGTTATTGTTGACGGTCGTCCTGTGGAATACATCGAGGTGCAGAGACATTGCGGAATAGTTCACGGGGACGACGGAACAATTGAGACAAGCGGTTGCGAATGGATAAGAGGCGCGAGAGTGGTCATTCCCAAACAGGCAGAGGGAGCAAAGGACAACAAGACCATGAACGACGCGCAATTGTACGGGAGTGCAATCACATACGCGAGACGTTACACCGCGATGTTGTTCTTTGGAATCGCCTGTGATGATGACGACAAACTTGAGACCAAGACACAGGCAGAGGCACAGGCACAGGAACTCGCAAACATGAAAGATGATCTCCTCGAACTTTACAAGAAAGTCGGCGGGAAAGCCTTTGAAACCTATCTCAAGGAACGCGGGGGATTATCGTTCGAGACATATCCCAAGATCAAGGCAGAACTCATGAAGAGAATCACAGACAAGGCAGAAAAGGAGAAAGAGAAATGAACAGAGTCGAGATCATAGGGCGTCTGACAAGGGACGCAAATCTTCAATCATCAGCAAACGGGACAACATTTTATCACAACGGCATCGCCGTAGATCGCAAGGGCAAGGACGCGGGAACGGATTTCTTCAATCTTCTGGCATTCAATAAGACCGCCGAGTTCTTGGACAAGTATTTCCGCAAGGGTTCAAAGATTGCAATCAGCGGTCGTCTCCAGAGTGGCGAGTACACCAAACAGGACGGAACAAAGGTCACAACCGTTGAGATCGTCGTCGAGGAGTGCGATTTCTGCGAGTCAAAGAGTGAATCAAAGAGCGAATCAAAGCCCGCGCAGAACGCACCACAATCCACCAAGAACGATTTTCTGAACGTCCCCGACGGTTTGGTTGAGGAGTTACCGTTCATTTGACCACAGGCGAAAGAGAGGCAATATGGGAAGAATTAGCAAATACGACAACGTTGTTCTTTGCATCTTAAATGATCACGCCGAGGCGCGAGATGATGACTACGTTCTTTACTACTACTTTTTGAGGGAAGAGGGATTCACAATGCGCATGAATCTTGAGAACTTTCTCCTCGGAGATAGTCATTATTATCCGAAATTCGAGACCATCGCAAGGGTTCGCAGAAAACTCCAAGAGGAATATCCCGAACTCCGTCCGTCAAAGAACGAGCAGATCAGACGCGAAGAGGCAGAGGAAGATTTCCGCAGATATGCGAGGGGGGAAGAATGACAGAGGTTTATTTCGTTGTTGACGGCAAGGTTCAGCCCAAGCAGAGACCGAAAGTCTATCGCAACAAGTACACGGGACAGGTTCACGCGATGACACCGAAGAAAACGGTCGAGTATGAGGAAAAGGTTCGGTGTGCATATCTGGAAGAATGCGGGAGAACGAAATTTGAGGGCGCACTCCAGATGGTCGTCAACGCATATGTGAGAATACCGAGCGGGACATCAAAGAAGAATTTCAACGCAATGGTCAGCGGGGAGATCAGACCGACGAAGAAGAACGGAGACATCGACAACCTTTTCAAAGCGATTTCCGATTCATTGAACGGCATCGCATATGACGACGACTCCCAGATTGTCGAGGCGGTTATCAGAAAATTTTACGCACCGTTTGACAAGGCAGAAATCACGATCAGAGAGGTGAGTGAATGAAATACAAATCAGTTTATGTCAGCAATGAGAACAAGCCCATCACGGGCAGTTTTCACGGGATTGTAGGGTCTTTCAAGACCAAGAACGGAATCATCTTCGAGTTCAACAATTCGGACAATGCGAACAGGGCGTCAAAGATTCTGCGACAGAGTGGTTATGAAATCGTGAGAACAATGTGAAAGGAGATTGAGTCATGGAAAGTTCAAAGTGGCACTTTATAGATTATCCCAAGGACGAGGAAACTTGTCTCCTCAAGATGTGCGACGGTGAGGTCGCTCTTGCGGAATGGGACGTTGATGCAAAGAGGTGGCTTGACCTCGGACACGACAGGTCATGGTTCACGGGCGGTGTTGCCTGTTGGATTTATGTCTCTGATCTGGCGATTCCGCAGACCGTCAAGCAGATGCCGTCAGCGAGGTGATGAAATGAAACTTGTATGTGAAATCGTTCTCCCAGACAATGCGGACATCAAGACCAAGCTCGATGCAATGGCAAAGGCGGGGAGAGACGAGTCGATGTGGCGAACGGTCATGTCCCGCGAGGGAATGGTCGCAAGGACGAGTTTTGAGAACAAGTGCGGTTCATGTCAGTATTTCAGACCGTTTGATGCAAAGGAAAGACCATATCTGAAATCATGCGGAGAATGCGACAAAGGACACGTCTGGGGAGCGAGATCGAGAAAGGCTTGTAAGGACTACGAAAGGAAACAGGTATGAATCACGGAATCATTTTACATGAGGAATATAGGGAGAGAATGAAAAAGTTCTCTCCCGAGAGGTTGGGATTGTTGGTTCAGAATTTGTTCCGCGTTGATGACGGTGAAAAGCCTTTGTCATTCCCAGATGATGAGGCACTTGATGTGTTCTCGGAGATTGTTTGTGCAAGGCTTGAGAGAGACCTTTCGATGTCGGAAAAGCAGAGGTTGAACAGACTCGGAAAAACCAAACAAGAACCAAAAAAAACCAAAAATAACCAAAAAGAACCAAACGAAAACCAAAAAAAACCCCTATTACCTATTACCAATAACCAATTACCTATTACCAATAAAGACAAAAAGACATACGGCGAGTGCGCGAATGTTTATCTGACCGATGAGGAGTATTCGAAGATCAAGGACGACGGTCTCACAGGACTCATCGAGGAGTTATCGCTCTACATCGCATCAAAGGGCGACAAGTACCGTTCACATTATGCCGTTATCAGACAATGGGCGAACCGTAGGAAGAAAGAACAGGACGCAAAGGTTGTAAAACCGAATCAGTTCACGGGCGGGGTTCAAAGCAGAGACATTGATTTCTCCGATCTGGAGAAAAGGCTTATCAAGAATTGAGGTGATCAGATGGTTTTCACAGATGAGATGATCAGACGAATGAGCGATGACCGAGAACGGGAGAAAGAGATCAACCGCTTGATGATATGCCGTGCAAATTATTCGAGCGGTGTCCCGAACGGAATCGAGTTTGCCGAATGCCAGAACGAGGATTTGAAACCGTGCGACACCTGTCCTGTTCGGCAGAAATGGAACAAGGTTGTTGAGGGGTACAAGGAACAGGGACTCGAAGATAGTGAGGCGACATGGTTGACCCATCAGTTCTTTGACATACCGACCGCATATATGTGCAACGGCAAGATGCGGGAATCCGAAAAGAAATATTTCCCCGAGAGATATCAAAAGGCTCTCAAGAGGCAGAACGAACTCCTCAACGGCAAGGTTCAGAAAGACGAACCAAAAGTTCGGGAAAGCGAACAAAAGCAGATGACAATTTTTGATTTTATAAACGAGTGAGGTGATCAGATGAGTGACAATAACGAAAACGTGATTGAGTTTTTGAGAGGTCAGCAGACCGCAACGGTTTGTTTTAGTCAGCAGAGGTTCGTGAACCGCATCATTGAACTTGCGAAGAATTATCCACAGGTTTGCGTGATCAAGGACATAAACAACGACGGGAGCATCGTCGCACACATTCCTGTCGAATGGGTGAAGATTCGACCGCCTCGTCAGATGACAGAGGGACAACGAATTGAACTCGTTGAAAGATTAGAGCGAGTACGTCCACACCACAAGGTGTCGAATGACCCAAATTCGCACGAAAATACATCAGACGATAAAATTATCGACTAAAACGAAAAACGACCGATTTGGGGCATTTAAACGCGATACACAGGTAAAGGAGATAAACGAATGAATTATGAGCGCATAATCAAGAAACTCGTCAATGTTCTTGATGAGAAATACGACGAGATCGAGGACGAATACAAGGAACTGTCCAAGAATATGGACAAGGCTCTCGAAGATGTGAACAAGAACGGAATCCATGAACTCAAAGACCTGTCATATTGTCTGGGACGCATGAAGATGGTGAGTGACATCAGATGTTTCGTCATCGAGATGATCACCAAGGAGTTCGGAGAGGGGGACGATCTGAAATGAGGAACAGGGAAAAGATTTACATCTGTGACCCGAAGAAGAACGAGAAATGTAAAAAGACGGCTTGTCAGACCTTGTGTTTTTGCACATTGAATGAAGAATGCAAGGCGACGGGGCTTGAGTGGTTAAAACACAAGATTGCAGAGATGAAAGCGGGTGAGTGAATGGGCGATTGGAGCAACAATCTGGAATATGAGCATCGTGAATATTACGGTCATTTTTATGACACGGACGAGGACGTTCACGAGGAAGAGACGGAAGAAATGACAACTGTTGAGATATTAAAAGAAATGGCTTTCACAGCGACCGAGACACAGCGTAGAGCATTGGAAGATGCTATATCGGCTTTATCCGAGAACAAGGGAAAGTGGATAGAGGTAGTTACAGAAAGATTCCCGAACGGTGAAAAGCGAATGTGGCACTATGAATGTTCTGCTTGTAGTACGGGAGAACCACCTTGCCCGATAAATAAGGAGCATTGGGATTTTTGCCCTAATTGCGGAGCAGATATGAGAGGTGAGTGAATGAAACTGATAATTGATATTCCCGAGGTCTATTACGAAGCGTTGTCAAAAACCGAAGAAATAATATCTTCACAGAGAAGTGGCAAAACTTTGATGAGTGTCATTTATTCTGCCGTTGGGAACGGCACTCCGCTTGATTCCATAAAGGCAGAGATAGACAAGGCACAAGAACCCTATCAGACGAGTACGGCTTATGACGAGGGTGTTCGGTTTGGCTTGATGTTAGCCTATCAAATTGTTGATAGATACAAGGCAGAAAGTGAGGACAAAAAATGAAAGTTGGTACACCTTTTGAGGTGACAAAGGAAGAATATGAGAGATCGCTCGAGAATGGCGGTTACATGGCGGGAGAAGATGTTCGGAAACATTTCGATGATTCTATCCTGTGCGGGTACGGGCTTTACTGTTGCAAGATTCACCAAACAGATGACGGGCGATATATATGCACATACGAGATCGGGAGTTCATGCGATTGAAAGGGGGAGCGATGAACGCGAAACAATATCTGTTGCAGAGCATTCGAATCCGCGAGAGTCTGTTTTACATCAAGCAGAGAATCGAGAAACTTGAGACCGATTTGGGATATCACCCGAAACAGTTGGACGATTCTGGAGCAAGTAAAGCATCGGGAGCGAATGACAAGGTCGGGGACACGCTTGCGGAGATTGCTGATCTTGAACGTGAATGGCTTGCCAAGAGAATGGAACTTGAGAAGAAGAACGAGGAGATCAGAACATTCATCGAGAAGTTGGACAATCCGACATACAGAGCGGTTCTTTCGTATCGTTACATTCACGAGAACCCAAGATTCCCGACAAGGCTCAATTCATGGGTGACGGTTGCATTCAAGGTCGGTCTTGCCAATGAGGACACGGCAAGGATTACACATAACAGGGCGTTGAGGATTCTTGAAAAAAATATGTGAGGTGTTCGGTTTTGTTCGGTTTGCATATGTTATTGTGATATCGGTGCAAATAGAACAGATGTGACCCAATTACCTCACGAGCAAAGGGGCGTTTCCAAGTTGGAGACGTCCTTTTGTATTGCCTTATGAGCCAAGGAGAACAGGCACAATTCTATAAGACAAAGGCATGGCAGAATTGCCGTGATGCGTATTTCAGAAAGGTCGGGGGACTCTGTGAGAAATGCAAGGCAAGGGGACTCATTGTTCCCGCGGAGATCATACACCACAAGGTGCATCTCAATGCGGTCAACATCTATGACCCGACGGTCACATTGAATCCCGATAACCTTGAGGCACTCTGTCGGAACTGTCACGGGGCAGAACACGGACGTCCAAGGCGTTACAAGGTCGAGGAAGATGGGAGCATATGCCCCCTATGAGTAAAATTTTGGACATTAGCGGTAGACCGAGCGAATGACATGGAAAAAACTGGGTGTGGTAATTACCCCCTATTTTTATAGGTTTTTGCATCGAAATAAAACGATTAAACCGAAACTATGGAATGATAGAGAGAGGGAAATCAAGATGGCGAAAAGTACGAAGAAATTGAACAAGAAAGATTTGCAAAATTACGCATTTGAGGAATTGGACAAGATTGTCAAAGACCCCAAGACATCGAGTGCGGTGAAAGTACAAGCACTCACGCAGTTGGCGAAACTTGCAGACTCTCTGAAAGATGAAGAACCCGAAAAGGTCAGCAAACTCACGGAGTTTCTCGATGAATGAAGAAATCCGAGGAGAAAGAAAACTACATACTGACCTATTATCAAAAAATCTCTGACGGAACGATCACCGTCGGGAAATGGGTGAAACTTTGTTACGAGATGATCATAAAAGGGCTTGAGAACAAGTCTTTTTTTTATGATTCCAAGAAAGCACACAAAGCGGTCAATTTCATCGAGAAATTCGCGCATCACCATGAGGGCGCACTTGCTCCCCAGAACATAAAACTTGAACTGTGGCAAAAGGCGATGATTTCCGTCGTGTTCGGCATAGTCGATGAGGACGGAACAAGGCATTTCCGCGAGGTTTTATGTGTCGTTGGTAGAAAGAACGGCAAGACGTTGATTGACGCGTCTGTTGCCGATTATATGGCGTTCTGCGATGGCGAATATGGTGCAAGGCTTTACTTTATCGCACCGAAATTGCAACAGGCGTCACTTTGTTATGATGCGCTCTATCAGATGATCAAGAAAGAACCCGATCTTGATGCACTCACGAAGAGGCGCAGAACGGACATTTACATCGAGTCGACGAACACGACCGCGCAACCGCTTGCGTTCTCGCAGAAAAAGTCGGACGGTCTGAACCCGTCGTTCGTGTCCTGTGATGAGATTTCCTCATGGGCGGGACAGGCGGGACTCAAGCAATATGAGGTCTTAAAGTCGGCACTCGGCGCAAGAAAGCAACCGCTCATTTTCAGCATCTCGACATCGGGATATGAGAACGAGGGAATATATGACGAACTGATGAAGAGATCAACGCGTGTTCTCTTGGGAGAATCCAAGGAGTCGCGTCTGTTGCCTCTTCTGTACATGATAGACGATATCGACAAATGGAACGATATCAACGAACTCCAAAAGTCGATGCCGAACCTCAACGTGTCTGTATCGGTTGATTATCTCCTCGAAGAGATCGCCGTTGCAGAGGGTTCACTCTCGAAGAAAGCCGAGTTTCTGACAAAGTATTGCAACATCAAGCAGAACTCGTCACAGGCTTGGTTGCCGTCAGCGGTCGTTGAAAAGTGTGAGGCAGAACTCAACATTGCAGATTTTGCCCACTCATATGCGTGTGGGGGAATTGACCTCTCCCAGACGACGGATTTGACGTCATGTTGCGTCACCATCGAGAAAGACGGAGTCATTCATGTGTTTTCACATTTTTGGTTGCCGTCGGAGAAGATTGACGAGGCTCAATCAAGGGACGGTGTCCCATACAAGATATACATACAACAGGGGCTGATTTCCCCGTCTGGCGAGAATTTCATTGATTACAATGATTGTTTCAATTGGTTCAAGAACCTCGTCGAGAAATACGAAATTCTGCCTCTGGTGGTCGGATATGACCGATACACGGCGCAATACTTGGTCAACGATATGAAAGCATACGGATTCAACATGGACGATGTCTTTCAAGGTTACAATCTGACACCCGTCATCAAGGAGACAGAGGGCTTGATGAAAGACGGGCGCATCAAGTACGCGTCGAACAGTATTCTCAAGATGCACCTACTTGACACGGCTCTCAAGATTGACACCGAGAGCAACAAGGTCAAGATGATAAAACTCAATTCGAAATGCCACATTGACGGGTGCGCATCATTGCTCGATGCGTTGACCGTCCGTCAAAAATGGTATGGGCAATTGGGCGCACAATTGGAGAACAGATAATGGGACTCAAGGATTTATTTTTCCCGAAGAAAATCGAAAAGCAGAAAGAGATCGCACTTGCAGACACAACGTTCAAACTGTTGAACGGCTATTCGCCCGTGTTCAGAACATGGCACGGTGAGATTTATGAGAGCGAACTCGTCAGATCAGCGATTGACGCGATTGCACGTCATGCGTCAAAACTCGCGGTGAACATCGAGGGCGGGACAAAGTCGGAACTCCTCACAAACCTCAAGAAGAAACCGAACGCGTGGCAGACATGGTCACAGTTCCTTTACAGAACCGCAACGATTCTGAACGTCCAGAACACGGCGTTCATCATACCGTTGAGGAATAAGTTCGGGACGGTGATCGGGATTTATCCCTTGAGGGCGACTCATTACGAACTCGTTGTCGATGAAAAGGGTGAACTCTGGGTGAGATTCCATCTCGAGGGGAACGAAAAGACCGCCGAGAAACTGTCGGACATCGGAATCCTCACGAGATATCAGTACAAGTCGGAGTTCTTCGGAGATTCGAACAACGTTCTTGATGAAACAATGAATCTGATCTCGATTCAGAGACAGGGCATCGAGGAATATGCAAAGAACGCGTCGAGTTACCGTTTCATGGCTAAACTGACGAATTTTTCAAAAGCCGAGGATTTGGCACTTGAACGCCAGAGATTCGACAAAGAGAATTTCCAAACAAAAGACGGTGGCGGTTTGCTCCTGTTCCCGAATACATATTCGGACATCAAGCAGATCACGTCGCAGAATTTCACCGTCGACACCGAACAGTTAAAACTCATCGACCGAAACGTTTACGACTACTTTGGAGTGAATGAGGACATCATTCAGAACAAGGCGCACGGCGATGAGTTCATGGCGTTTTACGAGGGTGCAATCGAACCGTTTGCGATTCAGTTGTCCGAGGTCTTAACGTTCATGCTTTTCACGTCCCGTGAGGTTGCATTCACATCGGGCGTGTTCTTCACATCGAACCGCATTCAGTACATGAACAATTCTGACAAACTCGCGGTGTCGAGAGACCTCGCGGACAGAGGCGTTCTGTCAATCAATGAGGTTCGTGAGATATGGCAATTACCGCCTATTGAGGGTGGAGACAGACACATTCTCCGCGGTGAGTATTATGACGCATCGACAGGAACAAAAGTCGAAGAGATAGGAGATTCAAAAGATGAAGAATGAGAGAGAATACAGAACATTAACACTTGAGGTCGAGCAGAGAAACGAGGCGGGAGACCCGTCCTATATCGTCAAAGGTTACGCATCGACCTTTGAACCTTATGTTCTTTTTGAAGATGAGGGCATTCAGTACAAGGAGCAGATTGACCCCCATGCGTTCGACGATGCAGACATGAGTGACGTTGTATTCCGTGTTGACCATGAGGGTGCGGTTTATGCCAGATCATCAGCGGGAACTCTCAAGGTCGGCATTGACGAGAGAGGACTCTTTGACGAGGCAGACCTTTCAAAGACCGCAAGGGCAAGGGAACTGTTTGAGGATATCGTTGCGGGAAATTATCCCAAGCAGAGTTTTGCATTCACCGTCCGTGAGGATTCATACGACAGGGACACCCACACGAGAACGATTCTCAAGATCGCAAAGGTCTTTGATGTTTCGCCTGTCAGTTTTCCCGCAAACCCAACAACAAGTCTTGGCGTTGCGACTCGTGACTATTTCAACGGAGTGATTGAAATGGAAAGAGCGGAGAGACTCGCAAACGAAAAGCGCGCAAAAGATAAAGCACGTCTGGAACTCAAAATCAAGATTATGGAGAGTGAAAAATGAAGATTGAAGAGATCGCAAGCATTTCCGCAGAGGAATGCGAAACTCGCCTCGCAGAGATCAAGACCGAGATGAACGCAGAAGATGCAAACATTGAGGAATTATCCGCAGAGGTTGACGCAATCGAAGAGAGACGCAAGGCTCTCATCGAGGCAGAAGAGCAGAGAAAGGCTCTTGCAGACAAGGTCGCAAATGATGTGACCGCACCCATTGTTGAAGAAAGAAAGGAAGATAAGAAGATGGAGAACATCGAAATCAGAAACACACAGGCATACATCGACGCATTCGCAAACTACATCAAGACCGATTCTGATGCAGAGTGCAGAGCATTACTCACCGAGAACGGAACAAACGGAACTGTTCCTGTTCCCGAGTTGGTTTATGACATCGTAAAGACCGCATGGAACAGAGAGGGCATCATGTCTCGCGTTCGCAAGTCTTACATCAAGGGCAACCTCAAGGTCGGATTCGAAATCGACGCAGACCCCGCCGTTGTTCATGCAGAGGGCGACGGAAAGGTTGACGAGGAGAATCTCACTCTTGGAGTTGTAACTCTTGTTCCCCAGAGCATCAAGAAATGGATTTCTCTTTCCGATGAGGTTCTTGATATGACCTCTGATGCGTTTCTTCGTTACATCTACGATGAAATTACCTATCAGATCGCAAAGAAAGCATCTGAAACACTCGTTGGTCTCATCGTGAGCGCACCCGCAACCTCAACCGCAACAACAGTTGCCGTTTCTGCAATCGACGTTTCCGCAATCACCATCGGAACAATTGCCGAGGCAATGGGAAAACTCTCTGACGAGGCATCAAATCCCGTTGTCATTATGAACAAGGGAACATGGAGCGCATTCAAGGCGGTTCAGTATGCGGGCGGTTTCAACGTTGACCCCTTTGAGGGACTCCCCGTTGTTTTCTCCGATGCACTCAAGACCTTTGCAAGCGCAAGCGACGGCGACACATTCGCAATCGTTGGCGATCTTGAACAGGGCGCACTCGCTAATTTCCCCAATGGCGACGAGATCAGATTCAAGTTCGATGACACCTCTCTCGCAGAGTATGACCTTGTAAAGATCATCGGCAGAGAGTTCGTCGGACTCGGCGTTGTTGCTCCCAAGGCTTTCGTTAAACTCAACAAAGAGGTTTAAGCATGAAAGCGATCGTTAAGGTCGCATACTTTGACGACCTCGGCTTGCACAGAGTCGGGGACGTCGTCGAGGTTAAGGCGTTGAAATCCTATCACGAACCCATCGAGGAAAAGACCCCCGAAAAGCCCGTGAAAGTGGTTGAAACGCCTGTGACCGAGGCGGTCGCCAAGGTTGAGACCAAACCCAAGGCAACAAAGAAGAAAGCAACCAAAAAGAAAGGTTGAATCATGGCACTTTTAGACGATGTGAAAATGGCATTAAGAGTGACAACGAACGCGTATGACAACGAACTCAATGACCTCATCGAGTCGGCAAAGGTTGACCTCGGAATTGCGGGAGTGATCATTCCCGAAGAGTCGAGCAAAGTCGTCGAGACCGCAATCAAGACGTATTGCAAGATGAATTTTGGAACACCGAATCCCGCGATGTGGGAAATCTTCAAGAAATCATACGACGAGCAGAAAGCACAGATGTCAAACTCTTCTGATTTTTCAGATTATAGCATGGTAACAGGCGATGAATAAATCCGTCACAATTGATTTGCTCACAAAAACATACACGACCGATGACATGGGGCAGAAGATATACACGACCAAGGAAAGAACGGTCTTTGCGACTCTGACGTCGATATCTCGCGCCGAGTGGACGTCATACTCCCAGACAGGTCGTCAAGGGCTTGTCCCCGCATATGTCGCAACGATATTCATGGGCGACTATGAGGGCGAGAGTCAATGCGTGTATGACGGGCAGACATACGGAATATACAGAACCTATGAGAGAGACGACGAACAGGTTGAACTCTATCTGGAGAAGAAAGCGGGAATCGAATGAGCAAGATCGGGCAGATTTCAATTGATGATTTGCTTTCGACCGTCAATCTGACGATGGAAGATTACGCAAAGGGCGTTGACCATGCTCTTGCAATCGCCTCTGATGAGGCGGGGCAGAGGGCAGAGAACGAATTGCATCATACATCACCCGCCCGCCGTAATGGTGGAAATTATCGCAAGTCTTGGACGTATTCCGAGAAAGAGATCAAGAGGGGCAAGTCATACCGCACCGAATTGGTCGTGTACAACGAAAAGTATTATCGTCTCACTCATTTGCTTGAGAAATCACATCGCATTGCGAACAAGTACGGTCAATATGGAGACTCGACTCCACAACCGCACATTGCTCCCGCACAGAAGAACGCAGAGATCAAATTCGAAAAAGTATTCCGACAGGAACTTGAAAGGATAAGGTTATGACCGAGGAATTAAAAGCAATCAAGACAGCGTTTGAGAACGCAAACATTCCGTATGCTTATAACGTATTCCCGACAGACGATTCGTCTCCCGCTCTTCCATATGTCACAGGATTCGTCACGGGTGGACAGGGAAACCCCGCCGATGACGAGAACTATTTTGACGTGATGAACGTGAATCTTGTCCTGTTCACGAAGATAAAAAACCCATCAACAGAGGACGCGGTCAGAGACGTCATCAAGTCTCTCGGTTGTGTTTACACATGGGACGAGTCATACGCGACAGACGAGAAGATGTACATCATCACATATTCACTCACAATGAACGCATAAAGGAGAAATCAAAATGGCAGATTCAAACAAGGTTAAGTTTGGACTCAAGAATGTTTATTATGCCGTATTGACCGAGACCGCGGGTGCAATCACCTACGGAACACCCGTCGCAATCAAGGGTGCGGTCAATCTGTCACTTGATGCACAGGGCGATGAGACCAATTTCTTCGCTGATGACACCAAGTATTACAACGTGACCGCAAATGCGGGATATTCGGGAACACTTGAACTCGCAAAGATTCCCGATCAGTTCAAAAAGGACGTTCTGGGATACGTTGAGGACACCAACAACGTACTTTTCGAAGATGCAGAGGCAGAACCCAAGAGATTCGCTCTCCTCTTCGAGTTCAGCGGTGACGCAAACAGAACCCGTCATGTCGTCTATGATGTGACCTGTTCACGTCCCTCTGTTGGCTCACAGACCATCACCGAGAGCAAAGAACCCGTCACCGAGACTCTGAACATCACCGCATCTCCTCTGCCCATTGACGCAAGCGGAAAGCGTCTCGTTAAGGCAAAGAGTGCCGAGGGTGATGCACAGTATTCGACATGGTTCGATGCAGTTTATCAGTTCACTTGATCACTATTTCACGAGGGAAAATGAAATGGAAAAAACTATCGTCATTGATGGACGAGAGGTTAAGTTCAAGGCAACGGCGAGTACACCGCGTGTGTACCGCCAAGCCTTTGGGCGAGACATCTTCGTCGATATATCTTCTCTTCTGGCGGGGATTGGTTCTGACGGTGATCTGCCGATCTCATGCCTTGACGCGTTTGAAAATGTTGCATTCTGTCTCAATTCACAGGCAGAGGGCAGAGTCATTGAACGCGACAAAATCGAAAAACAGATGGGCGAATGGCTTGATCAGTTCGAGACGTTCTCCATTTATCATATCTTTCCCCAAATCATGGAATTATGGCGGTCGAACACAGAGCAGACAGTCGAACCAAAAAACCAAGTCGCCCGACCAACAGACCAATGACAACGGCTCTTTTTCTGTTGAGATGTTTGCAAGTCGGGCTTAAACTTGACGACCTTGACAAAATCGAAATCGGGCTTGTTTACGATATGTTTGCGGAAATGTCGAACGACCATGCAGAGTGGGACATCAAGCCGACACAGGCAGATTTTGACAAATTCTAACAGGTGATGAAATGGCAGATCGCATCAAAGGAATCACAATTGAAATTGACGGCGAAACAAAAGGACTCTCTCAAGCCCTAAAGAACGTCAACAAGGACATCAAATCAACACAGACTCAATTGAAAGACGTTGAGAAACTGTTGAAACTTGACCCGCACAATGTCACGTTGCTCGGTCAGAAAATGAAACTCCTCGGGAGCGAGATTTCATCGACTCGTGATAAACTCAATCAGTTGAAATCCGTTCAAGACCAGATGGAACAGGGCTTGAAGAACGGGACGGTCACGACCGAACAGTATGACGCATGGCAAAGAGAGATCATTCAGACCGAGAACGAACTCAAGAACCTTGAGGAGCAATTGAAGAAAGTTCCGACGGCATCAGAGGCAATGATCGCCAGAGCATCGGAACACATGGACGCATTCGGTCAAAAGGTTTCTGCGGTCGGTGACAAGGTTTCTGCGATGGGTGACGCCTTGATGCCTGTTTCTGCGGGAATAACCGCACTCGGAACGGCATCTGTGAAAGCATGGCAAGAACTTGACGACGCGATGGACTCCGTGATCAAGATGACAGGCGCAACGGGTGAATCGGTCGAACAGTATGAGAGCATCATCAATTCAATTGCGACGACAATCCCGACGGATTTTCAGACCGTTGCAAATGCGGTCGGTGAGGTCAACACGAGATTCGATGTCACAGGCGATGTTCTCGAAAGCCTTTCATCATCGTTCATAAAGTTCGCTGATCTGAACGGAACGGACGTCGTTTCATCAATCGACTCTGTATCGTCCATGATGAAAGCATGGAATCTGGACGCGAACAGAACCGTTGAGGTCTTGAACCTTTTGAACGGTGTCGGACAGAACACAGGCGTCTCCGTTGAGACTCTTGCGAATCTGATGCAAGACAATGCGCTTTTCTTCAAGGAGTTTAACCTTGATGCGGGACAGACCGCGATTCTCCTCGGAAACATGGAGAAAAACGGAATTGACGCGTCTGCGGGAGTTACCGCAATGCGCACCGCAATGGCAAAGGCAACCGATGAGGGTTCATCACTTGTTGATATCCTCAAGGATTATGAATACATGGTCGAGACGGCGGGAATCTCCGAAACGGAGAAACTCGCAAGGGCGCAAGAACTGTTCGGTGCAAAGGCATACGGGCAGATTTACAACGCACTCAAAGAGGGAAACCTCTCTTTCGTAAGCATCAGCGGTTCGATGTCTGATTTCAGAGGCAACGTCGAAAAGACATTCAATGAGACTCTTGACCCCATCGACGAATTTACGACCACATTGAACGAATTGAAAATTCTCGGTGCAGAAATAGGCGAAGAGGTCATTCCCGTCTTGGTGGACGTTTTACGCGATTTAAAGCCTATATTGGACGACATCAAGACCGCGTGGGAATCCATGAGCGAAGACGAACAGAAAGCAATGATCGAGAACCTTGGAAAACTCGCTCTCCTTGCTCCTGTTCTTTCTGGCACAGGTCGAATCATATCGGGACTCGGAGTCGGAATCAGCACTCTCGCAAAAGCGGGTTCGAAACTCTCCTCACTCGGCATCGGGGCAAAAATAACCTCGTTGTTTGGTGGTTCTTCTCTCGGCACGGCGGGAGCAACGGCGGGAGCGAGTGCGGGCGTTTCACTCGGAACGGCACTCATCGCGGGATTCGCATCAGCGGTCGCGGGTGGAGCAATCGGAAAAGTCATCGACAATTATGTGATCGCACCGATTCTCGACACACTTGGTTCGTCTGATGCGGAATGGTATCGAAATTTCACATGGTTCGGAGACGGTGGATTCTTCGACGAGATGTTTGATTTTAATTCGTTGAACGAGGCTCTTGAGACCTACAAAGGCGCATTCGCACTCATGGCAGAAGATGCCAAGACAAACCTCAACAACATGAAAGGCGGTCTGTCCGTTATATGGGACAGTATGTCGGCAGAGGCAAAGGGTGCGTCGGGCGGTCTCGTTGTCGCCTTGGGTGAGAATTGGGACGAAATCGTTCTGAAAGCCACAACAACATGGGACACCGTCAAAACGACCGTTACAGACGCATGGACGAACGTCAAAGACACGTTTTCCGAGTGGAAAGAGGGCGTTTTCACTACTTTTGGCGAGATTTTCGACAAGATAAAGGGCATCTGGGATTCGCTTGGCGCGATGTTCCAACAGGGCTTTGACATCAAACTCCCTCACATTTCCGTGAGTGGCGGTGTCGCTCCATACGGAATAGGCGGTCAAGGTTCACTCCCGAAATTCAACATTGATTGGTACGCAAACGGTGGAATCCTCACATCACCGACGATCTTCGGAATGCAGAACGGTCGATTCCTTGGTGGCGGTGAGGCGGGTGCAGAGGCGGTTCTCCCGCTTTCAAACCTTGAGTCGATGATCGCGGGAGCAATGACGACCGCACTCGGCAACGGTGGTGACACGGTCATCAACGTATCAATCGACAATAATTCACTCGGTTCGGTCATTCTGACCGCTCAACAGATGATGAATTTGAGGCGTGGAAAATGAGCAATCTGAACACATACCCCACAAAAATAAACAACACAACAATCCCTGTTCCCATCGCATGGAACGAAACTTCCGAGGTCATTGAGAATGCAATGACAACAGAGGCGGGAACAGACGTCATTGACGTCATGAGAGTGGATAAACTGACCGTGAACGCATCTTTCAATGTGTCATCGGCTTGGTTGTCCACTTTCAAGGATTGGTCGAAATCAACGTCTGCTCTCACGGTGCAGATATATGACGCCGTTTCGGGCGCATATGTATCGAGGAACATGAGAATCCGCAATTTCAATTATTCCCTCGTCCAGAACTCCGACAGGACATCGGGAACAATCGGTCTTTGGGAACTCACTTTTGATTTAATCGAATTTTAAGAGGTCGCAATGTATAACGCGAGTGCAGATTTCACGACAAAAATCAAAGAAAGCATTCGACAGATAAATTGGAGCGGTGTGATCAACACGCCGACTCCGATTTCTTTTTCTGACGATGATATCATATCGGGCGAACTGACAAGGTCAATCTCTGGGGAGAAACTTGAGATCGGTTCGGTTTACGCATCGCAATTAACTCTTGAGGTCAATCTCCCGAACGTATCACGATATGAACTCTACGGTTGCACGATGACCTTGACCTGTTCCCTTGTAGGAGCGACAGACGTCATTCCGATGGGAACATTCATCATCACAGAGGCGTTGCAAAGTGCGAGTAAAATCTCAATCACGGCATTTGATGCGATGATAAAGTTCGATGACGTTGCATTCTCCCCCGCTCTCAATGACACGGTTCAATCCCCGTTTGCATGGCTCACGGCTATGTGTACGGCTTGCGGTGTCACTCTCGGTTCGACATCGGCGCAGATCGGCGCACTCCCGAACGGAAGAAGAAACACAGGATTCGCAGACGTTGTCGCAGATGCAAGAACATGGCGCGACGTTCTCGGATATCTGGGAGCATATCTCGGAGCATTTTCTTACATCGGCAGAGACGGTTCTCTGTATATGGGCGTATATGGCTCAAATTCGGTCGATACCGTCCCCGCATCGTTTCGTGTGACGTCTAATCTGTCCGATTTCCGAACGACCTATGACGGGCTTTCTGCGGTGTATAAAGACGGTGCGGTTCAAGAGTACGTTTCCAACACCAACACGGGCGGTCTTGTTCTTGATCTGGGGACGAATCCGTTCTTACAGTTCACGGACAATTCAAACCGCGTCAGCGCGCTCCAAGAGATCATAGACGCATGGAACGGGATTTATTACGTCCCGTATGAGGCAGAAATGCCACTTGTACCCATCTATGACCCGTCAGACGTCTTAACGTTCGTCGACAATCAAGCGGGTGCGTATGACCTCGGAGCAATCACGGAGATCACATACAAGATTCACGACACGATGAGAGTCGTTTGTTCGGGAGACAATCCCAGGCTTGCAGACGCACAGGACAGGTTTTCAAAGACCATCGCGGGACTCTCGAAAGAATACTCAAACGGGCAAGAGATCGGCGGTAAAAACTTTTGGCTCTTGCACTCGGAAAACACGGAGAGTTTGACGGTTGAGAGTACGAAAACACAGGTGAGCGAGATTGAATGGAATCAGATGGTCGATGTCACAAGGCTCGGCATGATGTACACCTGTGACGGCGATTTGAGCGCAACGGCAACGGTGGTTCTTGAGATAAACGTTGACGATGAGGCAGATTATACATTCGAGGTTTCCGAGGTCAAATCAATGGTCGGAAAGAGATTCTATTCCGCAAACTGTGCATTTGACGTTGAGGGCAAGGGAACACACACGGCAAAAGTATATTTGACGGTGACGGACAATCCGTTAAAGTGGAGCGATTTGGCATGAGTTTGACGATAGAAAACGAAAAATTCACGATATTTGGGAGCGGTTACGAACAGACACGGAACGATTCGGGAGAGGGGCAGAAAGAGATTCTCGTGTTGAATTACACGGTTGATTATGCGTGTTTTGATGCAACGGGACAGTATTGTTGGGTATCAATCAGCACAGGCAATCGAGGCATCAGAAAACTCGAAACAACGAATTGGACAGAGGTTGACCAAGGGAGTGTTCCAACATTTTACGGTGGATTATATCACCCGACAAATGTCCCGAATAATTACGGACTCATTGTAAGGTCGAATACATTGTATTTATTTGATCTGACCACAAACGAAATACTCAAAACAGGAACTGTCAGCGATGTTGCAAGTTTGGCGGGGACATATGATTGCGTTTACCTCGAAGATGAGAACGCAATTCGTGTTTGCTCAACCTCGGGGAGTAGTGGAACGATTTACACGTTTTATCTTGATGACCTCACTACATCGAGAGTCGCATTTGTCGGCAGACCATGCGGATTCATTGACGATGACAGTATATATTCGCAACAAGGTCCACAATGGCTGACCGATTACGCAAAGGTATATTCACACAATGCAAACGGCTCGACCGATTGGACGGTTACGGCAACGGGTGCGGGCGGTTCGGGATTCCCGAACGTTGCGGTCGTTGGTTTGGCAAGGGGGAACGGATATTTCTATTTGCCGTCATACATAAGCGGAAAATGGGTAATGGGTGAGTATTTGGGAGTACCCGACCTTGAAACACCGTCTCCAGACAGAGTTTTCGGAGAGTTCCCGTCAAAGCCATCACTTATTGTCGGGACGAGATATTTTGTCCCGTACACAAATGGTCGTGGTTTGGCTTGTTTCAATTCTGATTTAGGATTATATGTCACGGATTTCAACACATTGCGAAGAGTTGCTCCCTCGTATACACCATACGCAACGACTAATCGTATGGCACTCGTAGGAATGGGCATAAATCGAACAGGAGTGGTTTATTTCTAATGGCTACATATACACCGAATTACAATTTATCAAAGCCCGAGTCGACCGATGATTACAGAGATTTTCTCAATTCATACGGCGACAACATGGACAAAATTGACAACAACATGGGTGGCGGTGGTAGCGGTGGCGGTCACACAATCGTTGACCCGAACGGCACAGATATGCCCCAAGAGAACAAGTTACAGTTCACAGGAGCGGTAAACGTTTCGGACGATTCTGTGAACGGTCAGACGGTCGTTGATGTCGAGGGCGGTGGCAATTACTATCTCAATACGATTTATTCGACCAAAGAGAAAAAGGTCGGTTATTGGACAGACTCGAAACCGCTCTATCAAAAGACCGCTTACATTTCAAATATCTCCATATCGGCGAACTCGTCAACAAATGTAAACATAAGCGATCATTTTTCAGACGTTGATAATGTCGTCAATTTTGAATGTTGCGACGAAAACGGCAATGCCATTTTTCCAAATGTAATGGTAAATAGTGGATTGTCGCCATATAGCATAGGCGTAACCATTGATAAAAGTACCGACCACATCACTTTCACGAGAGGGAGTGGAAGTAGTGCGACTATAAGCGTTTACTTAACGCTTTGGTACACCAAAACAACCGACACACCCGAACTGAATCCGCAGACAGGCGGTGTGATCTATTTGCCGACTATTTACTCCGATGAAGAAAGAGAGGTCGGCGTTTGGCGAGACGGAAAGCCACTTTATCAAAAGACCGTACACGTTGGAGCATTGGTTCAAAATTCATCATGGCATAATGTTCCGCATGGCGTTGCGAATTTAGATAAGTGTATAAGTATTGAGGCTATTTGTATAGCCACAAACGGAACGGAGTTTTACCCGATAAACCTATATCGACCAACAACAAATACTGGTGTAATGGTCTATGCAACTGCATCTGATGTTTACTATATAAACAATTATTATAGTGAGATGGAAGATGCTTATTTTACGATTCGTTACACCAAAACCACAGACGTTGCGGGTTCGGGTTCATGGACTCCGAGCGGTGCAAAAGCGGTTCATTACTCTACGAATGAACAGGTCATCGGAACGTGGGTTGATGGGAAACCTTTGTATGAAAAGACTATTTCTTTTGGTTCACTTCCTAACAATACTCAAAAAAATGTCGCTCATGGAATATCTGATGTCGACATAATAGTGAAGTGTGAGGGAATAGCATATGATAGTTCATATAAATCTATTTCTGTTCCATATTCTAATGTTGATTCAGTTACTTATCAACTTCAATTAGAGGTAAATAGAACTAATGTGAGCATAAAGGCTAAAATAAATTTCACAGGATACATAGGGTACATCACTCTTCAATATACAAAGACTACTGATTAAGGGGAAATGAGGGAATGGAAACTCTAATATCATCAATCATCACAGGAATTGTCGCTATTACAACGTGTTTAATCACACAGGGCATGGCGAGCAAACGGACGACCGCTCTCATAGAGTACAAAATCGAGGAACTGATGAAAAAGATTGATTTGGTCGATAAGGTGTCCGAAAGAGTCTACAAATTGGAGAGTCAGACGGAGTTGCAAGAACTCAAACTCAATGCACTCACAGACCGCTTGACCGAGTTGGAGAAGAAACAGGGGTAAAGCATGGAATTTAAAATGAGGACAACCAAGCCCACAAATGTCCCGTATTACATTCGCAAGGCAGACGGCGGTTATTCTGACGCTTGCAAGGGAAAGCCCACAGACCCGACCGCCACAGTTTTGTCGAATTGTGTCGGATATGCGAACGGAAGATTTGCCGAGATAATTGGGAAACCTTGCATCGAGTATCAGTTGGTATGCAATGCCGAGAATTTCATTGAACGTGCCAAGTCAATGGGATTGCAGATTTCAGACAAGCCCACATTGGGCGGTATCATGGTTTGGCAAAAAGGGAAAACATTGGGCGGTAAAGACGGAGCGGGACACGTCTGCGTTGTTGAGAAAATCGTGAACGAGAACACGATCATCACGAGCGAGTCGGGGTACAATGCAAAGTCGCCGTTCTGGAATCAGACAAGGACGAACAAAAACGGAAATTGGGGGCAGAGTTCCGCGTATAAGTTCAGAGGTTGCATCGTCAATCCCGCCGTCAACAATGGCTATTGGTTGAACGGTTACGATTACTCGCCCGTATTCAATCCCGAATATTACGCAAACCGTTATGCAGATTTGAGAGGCGCATTCGGATTCGATGCCGATCTCCTGTGGGCGCATTTCCAGACGTTCGGAATGAACGAATTGAGAAGAGGCTCGGAAGAGTTTGACCCGATATTTTATCGTGATCACAATCCCGATGTTGCACAGGCGTACAAAGACGACAATCCGATGTATTATTTCCACTACATCGCGTTAGGAAAGAATGAAAGGAGACAAGGAAATGGAAATCAATAACAAAGTTTATGACATTCTCAAGTATGTCGCACAGATCGTACTCCCCGCCGTTGCGACTCTGTATTTCGCACTCGCACAGATTTGGGGTTTGCCCTATGGTGAGCAGATAGTCGGCACTCTGACCGCGATTGATGCCTTTTTGGGCGCATTGCTCGGAATCAGCACGGCACAGTACAAGAAAAAAGGTCGTTCAGCGAGTTAATCGCTTTTCGATACATTTCATTTTTCCCGAAAACCCCTTGCGGTCTCCGTACCGTGAGGGGCTTTTTTAGTTGAGCAAAAAGTTGAGCAGAGGACACCCAGACGGGGAGCGGGGAAAAATAAGAAAGCCCGAAAAAACGGCACATATGAACGGTCATGAACGATTATGAACGATAGACAGAGACCTCGTGTCTCACTTAAAACCCGCATGAATAGGGCGTTTGACGGCATCACTTGAGCAAATACTTGAGTGATGCAATTTTTTTGTTGACAATGCTACGCAACCGTAGTAATATAAACATGACCCACCAATATGGAAACGAAAGGAGAACCCAAGATGACAGAACTTGAAAGCAGAATCCTCAAGGCTCTTGCAGATAAAAACGAGAACATGAAAGCCTATGATGCAGACCGCAAGGCAGAATATGACGAGTATATGAGAAAAGCCAATGAGCAGACCAATGACTATTGGAAAAAGGATTTTCAGCACTCAGCAGAATGGGCATTGCACTTTCAGAAACATGGATATGATTTCCTCGAGGCTTGGAAGAACGAAATTTCAAAGGCAATGTACGGCAGAACCTATCACGAATGGCATTCAGCACAGGCGGGAAGATATAAGGGAACAGGTCACGGAGCATACATCACGACCGAACTCGATGAGCATGAAAGAGAGATCATCAACAAGGTTTTCAAGAACCTCATCGACAAGGGATATTTCAAGGTCAGCAAGACAGGCAAACAGGCAAAGTTCATCGGGGGAAGATAATTCCCCCAGAAAGGAGCAGAACATGAAAATTACTGACGAGTATGTGATCAAGGAATTGAAGAGGGTTCGGAGTTTCGATCTCGAGGAGAGCATCGAGACCTATCCCGAGGACGAGAGGGACGACAGGAGCGATCTGCAAGTTCTCGCAGACGAGACCTCATGGATTTTGAACAATTACGAAGAGGACGGACACGTCCTGTGTGATTCACTCGAGGAGTCAAAGGAGATTCTCCGAGAGACCAAGAACGGAAAGGTCATTCCACTCTGGGCAAGCACATTGAAACCAAAGTGGCGACAGAGCGACATTCAGATGTCCCGTGATATCATCAACGAACACAGGCGACTCAAGAATCTGATGAAGAGAATCAACGCCTTGAACGTGTGGGGCAAATGGCAATGAGAATCGGGTTTGAGGTGGGTTTCGGCTCACCTCAAATTTTTTTGAAATTTTTTCATTTTCCCTATTTACATTACTACGGAAACGTAGTAATATGTACTCAAGTCAATCAACCACACACACCCGAAAGGAGAACAACATGAACAGAACAACACTTTTCGAAATACTCGACACCATGGCAACCAAGGCAAGCATCTGCAACGATGAGAGACCCAATTACATGGGCGAGAACGGCAAGACGAATTTCAGAACATTCCCGATTTACTCCGAACTCAAGGGAATGGAACTCACTCTCAAGATCATGGGAATCGATTGGGAATACGAGTTCAACGAGAACGTCACCAGAATCACCGCAATCAAGTCGGGAGACATCAGAATCGAGGTCAGATGATAACACAGGGCGCGGGGGCTTGACCCCCGCAGAAAGGACAAGAACATGAAAGGTTACAATCCCGAAAGAATAGCAAGACCCGAGATCAGAAAGACAAAGGCAAAGGTTCTGACAGTTCTCAACAACGTCGGCAGATGGGTCAGAGTTTCATCAAAGAGCCTCGACTTTTACGCAAAGAATTGCGGAGTCGTAGAAAGCAAAGAGATCACCGAACACCGCACCGAATATTACAACGCAGACGGCAGATGCGTGATGGTATACGAACACTAATCAGCACAGACGCGGGGCATCAAGCCCCGCAGAAAGGACAAGACCATGGCAGAACTCATCAGAGTGGACAGGAACGGCACAAAGTATTACGAGGGTATGATCGAGTGCGACAGATGCAACGGCAAGGGAATTTACTACATCGGCGTGTGCAACGGGCAATTAGTTCCCTCTTGGGTGGACAGAGGAGTTTGTTTCAAGTGTGGCGGTCTGGGAAAGGTTCACGGCAAGTGGAAAGAGTACACACCCGAATACGCCGAGAAACTTGAGGCACGGCGCAGAGCCAAGGCAGAGGCACAGGCAAAGGCATACGCCGAGGAAGAGGCACAGAGAGAGGCAGAGCGCAAAGCCAAGGAAGAGGCAGAGCGAATCGAGCGGGAACGCCAAGAGGCAGAGAAGAAAGCGAGAAAGGCAATCTCCAAGCACGTCGGAGAGATCGGGGACAAGGTCGACCTCGATGTGGTACTCGAAAAGAGAGCATGGTTCGATGTTCCCTCGTTCAGAGGCTACGGAACGGACACGATGTACATTTACACATTCCGCGATGAGAACGGCAACGCACTCATCTGGAAAACGTCCAAGGGACTCGTTCACGAGAGCGGGACAAAGGTTCACCTCACAGGGCAGATCAAGGCGCACGACGAGTACATGGAAGAGAAACAGACGGTTCTCACAAGATGCAAGGTCAAGGCGGGGGAG